AATTTTGATTGTTTAAGAACGTCTAACAATCCCATGATAGATTTAGCGCCAGAAACTGGATTAGATGAGAAAGCACTGGCGATCTTATCGACTTGGGCAGCTACTGATTGTCCGGTCCTGATGATCATTCTTGAAACAATGATCAAAAACCCTGCGCTTGGGCTGTCAGACAATGTTGCTGATGCCGCTGAAGATACAGCACTTGTGAGTTGTTCGCCAAGACTTTGTTTAGCGGCGTCGCTGCCAAGAAAAAAAGCGCTAGCGCCAACTTTTAACGCATCGCCAAAAGGAAAACGAGTGCCGCGGATTCCAAAGATCGCTGAGATATCTGGCGGGATTCCAACGTTGTTCGGGTCTGATAACGGCTTTGCAAGATAACTGCCTTTGACGTATGAACCGTCATTTTTTTTCGAAATACTTGGAGGCGCGCCTGCGTTACCAATCACGCCAATCAGTACACCTAGACCTTCAAAAGCCAACAGTAGAGCAACTTGCATTGCAAGTGCCATGGCAATCATGCCGACATTCAACGTTCCGGACCAGGGTTCTTCTACGTTGTTTAACGCTCCCCATGACTGATTACCGATTGGCGAAATATCAAATGCGGCCGGCTCATCATCCGTGTCAGCTAACGACGTTAACGCATCCTTTGCTTCTAATAACGTAACAGGAATCTTTAGAACGCCAAGTTGAGCTGGGCTTGGTAACAATGCTCCCGCAACAGATCCTGCATTGATTGGATTCACTGTATCATTGAATGCCGCTGGAAACTCTTGACTACCACGAAGCGAAAGCATCACACCAACTTGTTTGAGTTGACTTGGCGAATACGTTTTTCCTTTGATTCGAAATCCGGATTCATTTGTCATCAATGAATTTGCAGTGAATCGATTCATCGTCAAAACAGTTTTACGATACGTTTCGATTGGTTCTTGTGTCTTGTTCTTCTCAACGTTAAGAAGCAACGTATGACCATTAACGTCCTTGCCTTGTTTGCCTTTACCTAAAGTGTCTAATGTTGTAGACGCATCAACAACAGCGTTCGTTGAAACACGTAAATCAGGCGAATCGAAAACAGTTCCAGTTGTTCCTTGCGGGTGTTTTTCATTAAGTACTGAAACGTACTTATCACCGTTTGATGATTCAACAACCGGGAGCGGCAAACCTTTTTCGTCAGTAAGAAACGAATTTTCAACTTCTCCCGGGGCGGGAGGTGGATCGATCGTAAATTGATTTGGTACGCCTTTAGAATAACCAGCTTTCCCGAGCGTTAAATCACTAAGATATTTTCCGAGTGTTGACTTCGTTTTTTTGCTAAGATCCTTAACAGAGTCATCGATGACAATGTCGCCGTGATCAACGTTCGTTGGCTCTAGACCGGGTGCATCGAGCGGGCCGGGGTCGAAATCATGGACCTTTCCATCGATTTCAAATCCGGCATTTCCAGTCTTAGTTTCACTCATTTGTTAATCGACCCACTAACAACGTATGGTTTTCCGTCGCTCTCCCTAACTACCTTTCCATTGTTGATCGCTTCCTTTATCTCGTTAGCTAAAGTTGGATCTTGCTGCGCCATTTTGATGACAGGCGAGAGTGATTCAAAAAATGTTGTCAAAAAGCCTTCAGTCGTTGCGATGATCTTTCGACGCTCTGCGTCTGAACCTGCAATCTTGAGTGCTTGTCTATACGTCGGGTCAGCCTTAAGTCGTTTTATCAATTCATCGCGATCAAACATGATTAATCTCCACCAGACGCTGCGATATCTGCTAGCGTTGACTGATATGCCGGCGGTACGGGCGGTTGTCCTTCTTCGCCGGCGGTTCCAGCGCCGGTAGCGAAGTTCAATCGTTGACGTATGATAGAACTCTGGCGCATAATCATGATCTTTTCAACTTCATCAACGTTCATTGTAACGCTTAGGTTAACATTCAGAACGATTTCCTTGCTCCTAATCGTATAGTTCGTCTTTGAACCTAGACCAACTGCCTGCGCTAACTTCGTTAGTTTTGTCGGCGTGTTGATGCTGATGCCATCAGACAATGCTTTGTCAAGTTCATTTGCTTTCTTGACCATGTCGCTTGCCGCAGAAAGCGCAGTGCCGATCGCATCTCTCTTAAGGACCTCAACGACCTTATTGATTTGCGTACCGTATTCTGAGATCCGAGCAACTGATTCTGACACGCTCTTCATAGCTTCAGGCGTTAATGAATCCTTGATCTTAGAGACTGTTGGGAGCGAAACCTCAACAGCACCGACCATTTGTGAGACTGCATCACCGACAGATGCGGGATCAACTGATGATTTTTGAACGTTGCGCAATGCGGTTGTCAATGACGATAATGCACCGAACAGTTCTTTCATCTGGTCGGCTATTTTCATCACTTTACCACCACCCATTGAATCTATCAGTTTACCGACTACATTGATGTTATTAAGAAGATCGCCTAATGGACTGCCACCAGGACCCATGCCGCCGACTAACCTTTCCATGAAAGTCGAAATCGATATGATAGACTGAACCATCGGATCAATGTTGCCGACGTCACCGCCCTCTTTACCATGAGTCTTTGATATCGACTCAGCAAGTTTCGGAATCTCACCAATGAAACTAAACAGAGTTTTTGCAATCTCAAGATTTTTCGTGAAATCCTTGCCAGTTGGCATCTGCTTCACGACTTCAACGAGTGAATACATCAACATTGGTAATGTTGCAGTCATTTCGATAATCGTCTTTGACAGATCTGGTATCTGCGACGTAATGTCAACTATTGATCCAAAGCTAATTGAACCAACGCTGACTGGGGCACCCTTCGTTGCGTTGCCCATAGACGTCATCAAATCAATAGCAATCTTAAGAATGTCACCTAAAACTTTGACGCGAGCAATATCGCCATCATCAAGACTTTGAGCCTGTGTAGTAACAGACGTAATCACGCTTGACATTAGAACTGGGAGCAGTTCTTTGAATTGATCACCCATAATCGTGATCGTATCGCCAAGACCTTCTGTGTCAAGCTCTGACGATTTGGTCTTTAAAAGACCCCAAGCGCGAGATGTCTCACCGGTCATTTGAAATTGTTTAAGCGCTTCGGGATCTGGCGTGATGAACTTTAGGATTTGTGCAGTTGAATTTATAAGGTCAGAAACCACTTTAGTAGCTTCAGGGTTGGGCACATGAACATCGCTTAATTTGCTGATCAACCCTAATATGCCGGTTGAACCGGTGCCATCGCTTTTTCCCGTCAACATCTCAAGCGCGCCTTCTCTCATCTTTGTCGCGTACGTGTTAACGTCAACTGCTAGATTTGCAAAGTTATGCGTTGGGTCAGCGAGTTTGTTAATAAAGCTTCCACCTTCAGTATAAAACGCTTCTGGTGGTGCCGCGGCAGTCATGAATCCAGTGACACCATTCATAACGCTCGAAAATACTTCAGCAGCTTCTGCCATTCCTGGCCCACCTATGTTTAGCTGCTTTATAGAATCCATGACTGTTTCGATGATGCCGATCAAACCAGTATTTCCGCCGCGTTGACCGACCATTTCTGCTAATAATTCGCGAGCAGAATTAGCTTTTTCTGCGAATGAACTTGTAGTCCCTGTAACGAACTCAATGAATGTTGGGTTCATCATGTTAATGAGATTGACAAGCGTGTCAGCAAAGGCTTGGATGGCCTTCATGATACCCAGGAAGGCATCAATCTTTCGTTGGAAAGTTGCATCAATCTTTAGTTTCGCAATTTCTTTAACGATGTCTGTAGTGATTACTGCCATCTCAGCGATCGCAACACCAATGACCGCCAAGCCTACTGCAGCCGCTGCAAGAGCTACTGCTTGTGGGCCAGAAGCTAGTACACCTATCGCCATCGAGGCAAAGATCAATGGGACCATTGCGAGGAAGACTAATGACATCTTCAACATCAAATCACCAGCTGCAGACATATCGCTAGCTGTTCCGACCTGTTTCAGAAGATACGTTATCCCAGCAGCGACGACGCCAACAATCCCAATTGCAACAGAGATAATCAAACCGCCTTTGATGACATCAGCAAGCGAGCTAGCCTTAGCCGCTAGTTTCATCGCAAACATCAATGGAATCGATCCAATGACCATTGCACCTAATATCGCTAATGGCGCAATGATATCGGTGATACTAGAGATGCCACCTGCGTCTAAGATTTTTTTCATTGCAACGATGGCAGTAACCATCATGACGCCACCGATTGCTATAGCACCTGCGATCGCAACTAACTTAAGTCCAAGCTTAACAGCGTCTTTAACACCCCAATCTTTAGCACCTGTTGGTTTAGTAGCTTCGCCAGCAGCCTTATTAAGAGCTCCGACTTTTTCTAAATCAGCGGGTCCTCCTTTAGAAGCCACCTTATTTGAGGCTTCCATGACTTGTTCGGCAGCCTTTTTGGCAACGCCTTCCATGATTTTTTTAGTGCCACCGTCAGTGAAAAGTTTGATAGCTGCTTGCCCTAAAGCTGCAGTACCAGCGCCTAATAAAGCTCGCGCAAAAGCTGGCCCGAATAACGCAGCAGCGATGTAAGGAAGCGCCGGGGTGACAAGATCAGTGAATTCTTTTGACGTCAGGTAATCATAAAGTTTTTTGCCGAGAATCTTAACGAGTTCCCAAAGTTTCGGTGCAATGACTTGCCAAGCATGAACCAAAGCTTCGCCTAATGGCAATAAGATCTCGCCTAAAAATCCAAGAGCATCAGATCCAGCAGAAAGATCTCCTAACTTCTTTTTCCCGGTGACTAAGTCAGTAATATACTGAATGCCTTCGCCGACTTGTTCTGATGCCCACTTGATCGCGCCGGCTAAAACCGTTGTAATCGTTTTTGCAAATGTCTTAAAGCCAGCCAACATCTCTTTGCCGGCTCCGGTAGAGCCGTCAAAGAAATTAAAGAACTTCTTTTGGAGCTTTTCCATCAAGTCGCCAAACGAAGCTTTGCCATTTTTACCAGACAAATCTTGCATCCAACTCTTGAGAATATCGACAGTACCACCGACCATCTGTTTGAATTTGTCCGGCCTAAAGAAATCAGCAATGCCACTTAGGAATTGCTTAACACCTGGAAACAATTCAACGAAAGCTTTTCCTAGTTTTACGCCTTCGATGTACACCAAGTTAAGACTTCTCTTGATGTTCATGATGATCGTTCTGAATTCTTTAGATGACTGAATACCACCTAAAAATCCTTTAACGAACATCTGCCAGAAACTACCAACTTGACCGCCGTCGCCGGGCTTAATCATTCGTTCGATCGAGTCTGCGAGCTTACCCATTGCCTCAGCTTGAGACATTGTTTTCTTTTCGGCTGTTTCGCTCTTCTTTTGAATATCGGTTAGAGACGCACCGTAATTGCTAGTTGCAAATGCTTGACGAACTGTAGCTTCATCTAGACTCGTTGTTTGCGCTAGCAATTTTGCTTGTTGACGAGTGAACTTACTAGCATCGATCCCGGCGTCGCTAAAGGACTTTCGCAACATTTCTAGTTGCTCAGCAGGATTTTGGGCTTCCATCAGTTTGAATGCATCGATGTTGACACCGAATGCCTGAGAAAGTTTAGCGGCATTTTCTGCAGCAGAGTCAAACGTTTCGAAAGCGTCTAGCGTACCAGTGATCGCTGTAAGTTCAAGACCTAACTTTCTTGCGTAAACAGATGCCTGAGCAATTTCCTTAACTGTTATCGCACCAAAGTGTTTAACACTTTGCAAAGCTTTGACCATGTCTTTACCGATCAATTTTTGATCGATATCAAACGCTTTTCCTAGCGCTAGCGTTTGCTTTGTCATATCTAGGAAGACCTTGGCCATGGGCTTACCCATGCGAATCGCCGTGTCGCCTATCGCCTTCATTCCTTCATCAGAAACACCAAGGCCCTTTTGGAATGCTAGTAACGCGCCGCCATTATCTTTGAACTCTTGAGTCAATACACCAAACGTTGCACCCATCGCAACTGCGACCCTAGTCACTAATTCGATGCGTTCAGCTAACGTTCCAAAAACCTTGAATGCTGAAAGACCGGTATCTGAGAACCCTTTAAGGGCATTAGCAGCCCCTAAAACTGCGCTAGTGCCTGGGCCTTTTAGATCACCCATCTGCTCGCGAAGCTTTTCGAGTGCAACAGCTAATTCATTCGTTCCACCTCCAGCTTGCGCGGCCATGTCAACAAGCGCGCTAAACATCTTGAATGGAATCGCGATGATAGAAGCAGCAATGTTAACTGCACCATCAATGAATGATGCAAAGAAACCTGATAGACCTTTTCCTAAGGCGATAACGTTTCGTATGCCTTGACCGAACCCGGTAACAGCAGCAGCGCCAATAATAGTAGCAGCGGGCAATTTTTTGGCCATTGCCGAACCCATGTCCTTAATGCGACCGGTTAGGCTTTTCACTTCTTTTTCGGTTGTCGTAAGCTCCTTTTGAACGTTATTGAATTTCGTTGAATTAAGTTGGCTTAAGTCTTGACCACGAAGTGCTTCAATGGCTTGCGTCAGTTTCTCAACTGTCGCTATTTGATTATCGTACGATGATTCGACTCGTTCCATAGAACGAGCCATGGCATCAGTCGCAGCGGCTAATTTCTGCGTAATTGACAGTTGTTCGCTGAGTTCTTCTTTAGACGCCATTTAGATCTTATTGACGATTAAAAACAAACTCAAATCGGCCAGGGAATTCCCAGAATTCTGGAAAACTCTGAGGACGAGGCGTGTTTCAAATTCAGTTTGTTCATCACGCTATCAACAGTTGCGCCTGGTTTCTTGAGCTCATCTTGAAATCGGTGTGATGCCAACATTGCATTCGTCACTGCTTGAATTTCTTGTGGGGTTCCACGAACCTTAAGATTCACTGCTTTTCCAACAAGCCAAGCAGCACATGCAGTAAAAAACAGTTTACCAATAAGGTTGAACTGAAGTTCGTTAAGTTGTTGTCTTGTGTCAGTCATCGTTCACCCTTGATAGATAGGTTAGCTCACAAAACAAGGCTCATTACAAAACGTTACGTGAACCTACGCAAGCGACTTGGTGTTTGAGCCCGGGCTTTATTTTGCATCGAACGAACGTCCGGAGAATTTTGATGTAAGGCTCTAGACTGGTTTTCACCGTTGTCTGAACCTTTGTTCAATTCTTTAACGATACGTTCAACGAACCAGCGCTTATAAGCAACTGGTAATTGCATCGTTTCAGACCATACAAACCCACCATAATAGATCAATAAAAAGGCGGGCTCTAATATGAGCTGTTCTTTATCTTCCGGCTGAAGGCCAAAGAAACGTGACGCCGATCGGCATACTCACCTCTTCAGCGTGACCGCAAGAAGGACACACAGTCTCCTGTTTCATTCGAATACCTGGCTCTTTGTCCTTGATGTAATTACGCAGTGCAAGTGAGTCTCGTGCAGGCATCATCCGGACGAAATTTGCGATCTTTGCGCGATCAGAGATTCCGTCGATTGAAACAATGCTATAAAGTAAATTCGTTGTTACTGCCGCGTCGGACTGAAGATTGAGCTTCTTTTGACGCTCTTGGGTTGCAAGGATCTCTTCCTCGTCACGACCGGTCATAAACTTGAAACGAACCGTCTTTTTGCAGAATGGAAGTAAGAACTCAAAGACGTTTGCTCCGGGTTCTGTTGGCTCAATTTCAAGACTCTGAATTGGTAGAGTTCCTAAGTTGAATTGTTGCGGTGCTTTTGTGTTACACTCGCCACACTCGATCTCGGCGTCATACTCTGCACCATAACCGGTGATTCGAATAGCAACCATGAGTGCGTTACGATCACCAGTCAATAGATCAATAGGATTCACTGACTTGTCAGTCAGACATGACTTGATTAACTCAGAGATAACTGTTCCCTTCTTCAAGAGTGCCCTTGATGTTAGGATATCCTCTTCTCGAGCTGTCATCGCCTTAATCTCAACACGATCACGGCCATGAAGCGCGTGATCATTTGGATATACTTTTCCGCCAGACGGCAACGGCACGATTTCGACTGGAATCTCTAAACCAAAGTCAGACTTGGCTTTATCGGCTGACGTAGTCGTCTGCATGCGTGGGTCTACACCGGGTGGTGGTGCAAAAACTTGGTTCTTCTGCTCTCGTTCTTCAGACATTGTGCTCCTCGCTAGAAACTAATCTCTAACTTGTAACACGTAAATGTTAGAACGCTTATGTTGCTGAGCAAGTTAAGTGCGTTTTGACAATATCGTATAACTTGGGCGCTTTCGAACAGCGTAAATCGCCGCTAAAGCCTTTGAAACGTCACCAAATCCAACACGACCAGATTGCCATTGTTTGATAACGCGAGCTAACTGCGACAACAGGAGTTTATGACTTGTTGGAAGCTGCATATCAATTTTTGACAAAACGCGTGAAATCGCTTCTTGGTCAAACTGCGATGACTGAACTAATGCTTCTGTTTTTTCTAAGTCAGGAAGTTCAGCTAGACCTTCCTTGATAATCTCACGTAGCTCTTGGATCGTTAGTCTCACTGACCTAACTATGGAGCACCTTACGCCAGACCAAAAGCGACACTGGGCGATTTTCGAAGCGAATCTAATCGATCCCACCTCTCATCTAACAGTGTTAAATAATCAAACTCATCATACCCTAATGATGACAACAATGAATTCCATTCAACAACATATTCAATAGACGTCAACTCTTCATTAACGAGTTTTTGATCGAGAACGTCCTGCAACATCAAAAGATGTTCGAACGAAAGGCGTTGTTTGACAACCACCTCACGTCCTTATATCTGCTGTCAATGGACACGAAATCGCTGCATACACAATTGAAGCTATTTCAACTTGCAAACCGCGCTTCTCAACATCAGAAAGCACTCGCAATCGACCTTCTTCAATCAAGACGTCACAAGCTGCCTGGGCCATGGCTAAAGAACACCCTGCTTCAACTGCAAGATATCCGAGATACATCGGTTGGTTAATCCTCTGACAGTGAGCAACGATCTTTTCTAGGACCGCCTGAGAGGGTTTAAAAGAGATCAAGCGACCGTCCAATCAGATGACAAAACGTAAAATGCTCTTTAATCATATTCTAGACATACACTGTCTTAACGACCGGTTACACTAAAACTCATTAACATATGACATCTTTTTAACGTTAACGTGGTGCCTGTTGACGAGCTTCAGCAAGGATCGCCTCGAGTACTTCGCCGTACCAACAATTCACACTCTTCGGGAACGGCCACATCCAACCGTATGCTGCGCTTGTGAAGTGTGAAACGATACGTTCGCGCAGAGCATCTGAACGCATTGCCTTTTCGCCTTTGAGCTCGAGCGTTGCTCGAAGCGTCTCTGTATAAGCCTCCCACTCCATTCTTGCACGAAAATAAGCAAGACCAAATGGTAATGGCGCTAGCAAATAGAGAATGGTCATCCCAAACAAAGTGTATCGTTGTCGCTGACGAAGGTGAACGCGTTCGTGTCTGAGGGTGATTGTCGCAGTAACAGGATCACGATCTTCAAAACCTAGCGGGGTATACAACGTATTACCAATGACTGTGCTGTACCTCGTCATGAACTCGCGTTGACCGCCAAACGTAATGATCTTAAGAGCGATATCAATGACCTTTGCGAAATTGCTCTCGGCTTTCTTCACAACACGGAACGAAGGGAATTCCTGTTGGATTTCCTTAATGAACAAGTCGCGAATATTTTGATCACTTTCACTCATTCGTTCGAACCTAACTTCGTTAAAACTCATCAACGTGCGACGTAAACTGTCACTTCACCTTCGAAACCAATCGCCTCATTGACCATCTCACGAAGTTCTTTAACTTTGATTTTCATTATCGTGATCCTTGTGGCATCCAAGCTTTGCCGGTTTCTGGATCCCAGCGCAGGCTTATGTTGTTATCTGATGACCTTGCTGAAATGCGACCATCACCACCTGCAGTGAACTGAATCGTTGAATCATCGATCATGTCCTGGACAAAAACGTTGAAAGCTTCTTTGTCAAATGCCTGAAGATCGTGGAGGGTTCCAATACGCTGGTTTGAACGAGGCCGAGGCGCTTCTTTAAGAGCCGCCGATTTTGTTAGCTCTTCTTTGATGATTGAACGGAGTTGTGATTGTCGAAGTTTCATGTGACGATTACTTTCAGAAATAACGGGTTTCAACGTGTCAAGCATTTCTTTCGATGATTCATAATCATCGATCGTGATGTCGTTAGCAAAATTCTGTAATGCTTCTTTAGTACCGATGACTTTAAAGTTACCACTACGAAGTTTTTTAATCTCGCCGTTCATGATGCCCACATCATCAATGATGAATTCATAACTCTTATTGACCAACATCGTAAACTTTGGTGCCGATGGAACTGGGCTGCGAGCTGAATGTTTTTTCTTCGAAAGTTTATTGTATGAATCCGAATATGGCGGATCCATCGTATTCAACATTTTCTTATATTCACGAGGATGCTCACCGAATTTGGTAAGATCATCTAAAAATAACTCTAAGACGCCGTCATTGTGACTTGAAACTTTAAAATCGCCATTTGATAACTTCTCAATCTTGACTTTATGCGGAGCAAGTATAAAATGAGATTTAGGATTTTTTATCGCAAAAGCCCACTGTTTGTCAACTATAACTGAAACTGAATGCTCTTGCGTTTTGGACATATCATTATATATTCGGGTGCGTGATTAACTCATAGATCAGGCATTTGCTTCATGACTACTTCGAGCCCTTTTATCATTGTTTGTAAACCTTCAATGTCTTGCAAATGAAGAATAGTGTACTTGATTAAATGATCTTTTTCCTCGTCGCCAGTTAGAAACCTTTGACAAATTTGTATAACTTTTTTCTTTTTAGCGGCAATATCTTTGAGATCATACGCAAGTCTTCGAACATCAAGAATTTCACCTTCTGCTTTAGTGACTTCATTCAAGGTCTTTCTTGTGAGTTCTTCTTTGATGATTAAACGGAGTTGTGATGTGTTGATCTGCATGTGACGATTACTTTCAGAAATAACGGGTTTCAATGTGTCAAGCATTTTTTGTGAAGAAGACTGATCACCAATCGTGATGTCATCTGCAAAGCTCTCTAAAGCACTCTCTTCACCAGTGACTAGAAAACTTCCACGAGGACCTTTCACAATCTTGATACCATAATTTGCTTCTTGATCTTCAATTTCATCTTCGAACGCGAAAGCATAATGTTTGCCAACACGCATCGTGAACTTCTCTGCTGGGCGTGATTTTTTCAGTGGAGTTTCCGATCGAGTATTATCTAACGATGCCGGCGGATCCATTGTATCGAGAACTTTAAGCATCTCATCAGAAGTTATTTCTCCTTCTTCAACGAGATCTCGTACAAGTTTTTTTAGTGACGATTCAAGGCCATAAACCTTGATATCGCCGCGTGGTGACTTCTCAATCTTAATGCCATAAGCCATTGGCCAATTAGTTTTAAGATCGATCATATAAGAAGCGCACTTCGCTGGCAAAGTAATTGAACGCTCTTGTGCTTTTGGCATATCATTATATATTCGGGTGCGGGATCAATTCGTATACGGAATTGCCACAGCCCCATAGTTGAACAACAGTGATTGAACGGAGTTGTGATGTGTCTTTAATTCTTAACCGGTTTCATATCGATTAATTTTTCAACGACTTGAAAAGAATCATTTGTGAGAAAACATATTTGTGGAATTTCATATTCAATCAAAACGTATGGATCAATAATAGCATCGTACTTTTGCCCAAGTAGATATTGTTGTGTTTCCACATGACCTTTTATCGCAGCCATTGATTTCACTGTATTCCAAGATTTCTTGTTAAGAACAAGCGGATTCTTAAAGTTACATTTCAAAATGTAACCATGCTTCGTTGTTACTGCGATATCTTCAAAATAAATGCCCATCCCCTTATCATCATTACCAATTAACATTTGATAAACATCTTTAGTGAATACAAAAGCATATACACCGTTAGGCATCTGATGGTGATTTCCAATACGTTCAGCATTTGGTAATGAGGATGGATTTTCAACAAATCTAATCGCATATTTGGGATCGAATGGATCTGACACATATTGATGAAAATGTTTTGTCAAATTAAGATCTACGACAGCAACGGGTTTTTGTGTCAATTCAAAAATTGGTACATATTGAATCTTATTAGATTGATTTTGTATGATGTATGCATACCATTTGGATGGTATTATTGTTCCGCGACGACGATCAGTTTTCTCTGATTCTGCAGAATCAAGTGCGTCGTTTTTATTTGAAGCAGACGAACCCCACATTACTTCATATGTTTCACCGTCTCGAGACCAAATAACGTCATCACGTACTTTAATTTGATGTTTGCCGACCTCAATAGATTCAATTAACAACGCACGTAATTTGCCTATTGTGATCTTCATACAATTAAATAACTACGTTGACATCATTTCGTATACGGAGTTGCCACAGCCCCATAGTTGAACAACGCCTCGCTCTAAAGCTGCCTGTGCTTGTGTTAACCCGAGTGCTTTATTCGTTCGTAAGCCATGATAAAATGTATCACGTTAAACGAAGTTGTTTAACTCAGAATGAACTTAACATCAAGGCAATTTCTAACCATTCAATGGAGTAAAAACACAAACGGCCCATAAAGGGCCGAATGAATGGTTTTGATCGTTGATCTCAGTACTGCAACACGGCGTTGTCATAACGCAGTGTTAGAGAAATCTCTGCTAGACCGCCATCTTCATACGTAAGCTCACCGAAGTTGGCTTCCGTGATGAAGGCACCTTTTACGTCCCAATACTCGACGACTGTTCCGACCGGATCTAAGAGTTTAAGCGCAATGTCCCTCTTGTAAAAGTCAGCATAGCCTGAACGACCAGACACTGACTCATAATGAAGGCGAACCCATTCCATGACCTGTTGAGCACCAGATGGTGCGATTGGATCATGAAGTGTTACTGACATTGTGCTGAACTTGGTCGTATCAGCAAGATAGCGCCTCGTGTTGATAAAAGGCACTTCAATTTCACCCGTAGAAATAGTCGGACGTTGCGCAGTTTTCAGGATGTAAGCATCAATGCCTTCTATCATAAGAACCCAACGATTCTTGCGTTTAGGCTCGAACCGATTATTTAGCATACTAGTTACGTCTAATGTCTCTGCGATTGTCTCATCCTCCTGTAGCTTTGTTGAATTGCCTACTTGATGTAGGTATACAGATTATTTTTTTTCTTTGTATTTCAAGCTACAAATTCGTATAATAGCAAGATGGTTGATATCAACGATGAAAAGGTCAAACAAGGCCTTGCAAAATTAAGCGCCAGTGTAAAGGCCGCATGCAATGAGCCTGCACTTAGAAAATACCTTGACGATAAAAAACGCCTACCGAAAGAGCGTTTGTTTGAGATGATTTCTAAATCAAAAGTTTGGTCAGTCGCAAATCTAGACGATTACAAACGCCTGACAACAAAAAATATTGAGGCAACGTGTTCTCATGGACACAGTGAGATCGTGTCTATTCAAAGTGTGATTGATGATAAACCTTGTCAGACATGTTCTCCGGGAAAACGCAAACGATCGTTCAAACCGTTTAAACAGTTCGTTAACGAACTATTGGCAATTCGACGTGAAGACGAATTCATGTTTGATGAATCGACGTATAACAGCGTATCACGACCAATGTCGATTAAATGTGTCAAATGCAAGTTTGAATTTGAGAAGATGCCAAAACAATTAATCTATGAAAAAATTGGATGTCCCCGATGCGCGAACAAAGCAAAGGTGACTACGCAAAGAAAGTCATGGCATAGCTTTTTGAAACTAGCGAAAGAGCGACACGGCGATTCATTTGAATATTTCAAAAACGAAGATGATCGTTATGGAAACGCTGATTCGATCAAAAGACGTTGCAAGGGATGCGATGCAATTATAAAGCAATCGATACCTGATCATCTTTTTGGAAACGGATGCAAAACGTGTTCGAATAAGAGGAAACAAACTACTGAATCATTCATCACGCTTTCTAAAGAAATCTGGGGAAAGAACGTTTATGATTACTCGCAAGTCGTATTCGTTAACAACAAAATGCCAGTAAAATTCACATGTAAAAACGGACATGCATTTACAACCCAACCCTTGAACCACTTAGACATTGGCGGATGTCCAACATGCAATCACAAGAAGTTCAAGTGTATTGGCGAAACTGAGTGGTTAGACTCACTAAAGATCCCTGAGAATTGTCGGAATGTTTGGATCAACGTTAATGGTCAAAAGCTAAATGTAAGCGGGCTTATCAATCAAACAATCTACGAATATCATGGTGATTACTGGCGTGGTAATCTGGCACGATTCGCACCGAATCTCATCAACAATTTCAATGAGATGACAATGCAAGAACTTAACGATTACACGTTAGAAAAAGAAAAAGCATTACGAGATGCAGGATTCGTTGTGATTACCATGTGGGAGTCTAAGTGGATAGAACTACGAAAGACCCGACCTAAGGCTTTGTTGACATAGACCTATCACCAGACAATTCATCGATCAATAAACAACGGTCAACCTTTGAAACGACAAAAGCACCCTAAACGGATGCTAATGAGGTTTGAAATTGGTGTTCACGTTAAGAACCGTCAGGAGAACCGCGAAGGCCTCATCAGCGTACTACTGGTTTAAATGTCCAAGGCACGTCTTTATCGTTAAATGAAACTGGCTGCGAAACAATTCCAGGTGATTTTGTTGTTAAATCAACATCCTGATTTATATCTTCAACAACATTTGATATCAATTGATGAATTGAACTTCTTAAATCTTGACTAGAAAGAACACTATCAACAGTTGCCTCGATAAGCGTATTTGCATTTTCAGGTGTCATCTCTTGAATGATCCCTTCATCTCTAACCATTACCATTAAATCATCTTTATTATCGACGATAAAGTCACTCAAAAATGTAATGCAAAGATCTGAGAGTAATTGTGCACCAGCATTCTCTTTGATGATGCGCTTACCGGTTGATCGTTTAACCTCTGTCGTAATGAGGCTACGCAGTTGAGATTCTGAGAGTTTAATTGCCTTGTTTTTCATCACATCATCTTTCAAAGATTGTCCATAGCTGAGTTAACTAACTGTTCTCATCACATCATCTTTCTGTACGCGCTCTTCAAAAGAGCTGTGATCGTTGACTGTAGAGAAGCCGTGATTTCTCGACTAGCGTGTTCGGCAAAATCATCGATATCTTCAATCCTAACCGGACGCTCGATGTTTGTATTTGAGAGTTGCCTTGCTATGCTGTCTCTATTTGCCATCAACACACCGCCGATGATCTTGCTCGTTTCATCTCCTACAACTGACGTCATTTCATCAAGTTGAATCGCTTCTTTGATCAATGAACGAAGTTGTTTGCTGTTGAGCTTAACTGATTTCATGCGTTTATCCTTATTTTAATCTTACAAAAATGATCGCCTAATTTCACATTGAAGTTTATTAGGCGATCGTCAATTATACGTTAGCCATACACAAGTTTAAACGACTTACGGTGTACCGCTATTGCTTACAACGAAGTCAAGAGAAACAAACTCGATACTTCGTGTAGGTTGGATGAAGATTTTACCCCTAATCGTATTGTTATCAACGTCAGCTTGCGTCGTCGTTGAAGAATCAATGATGACCTTGAATTTCGTAACACCTGCTAGAGCCTGCACTCTTTGCAACCTAGGCGTAACTGCTGCAGAGAACCTGGAAAGAGTTGCCTCACGGTTCGGCTCGAAGATAATGGTTTGCGCGATGTCCCTGACCTGTCGCCTAATATCGATAAGCAAACGCCTAACGTTAACGCGATCAAGTGCTGAAGCCGCTGCTTGGATTGTCTTCTGACCCCAAACCACAACGCCACCTTTAGGATTTGTTCCGGATGTTGCAGTCCCAGGGAATGCAACAAGTGGATTGATGCTAACGTCATAAAGAGCATCCATGTTTGTCTTTGACAACTGGACCCTAGCTTCAAGTGTTGTTTGCAACGCACCGCGTGTCATTCCAGCCGGAGCGAACCAAGGATGGCCAACTGCATCGTTTAACGCCAAGGCACCAAGAACAACAACGGAAGGTGGAACGATAACGTTCGTTTTCGTGTTTGGATCTGGCAATGCAACGTCTGGGAAGTATGCAGCAGCAAAGCTTGTATCTAATGCCCTATCACGGAAGTTGTTAACTGTTAACGTGACCGAAGGAAGTTGGCTATCAGTTACAACGTTCTCGTCGTTGTTGTCTCTCTGTTCAATGTCCATTAAGAACAACGCATCAAAGCGTTCTTCAACTGCGTTGATCGCAGAATTGGTCACGATTGGGTGCCTGATACCAGGAATTGCCAATAGTTGAACATCTACGTTGACAACGTTCTTCATGATATCAAGCGCTTTGGTGTATGCCTTAACAGACGGACCATCTTGACGACCACGATTTGCGTCATTCATGTCTGCAACGACAGCATTATCATTAATCTCAGATTCATCCTTATCAAAGAGGTTGACACCGTCAAATCCGCCCTGCATAAAGAACGTGTACTTGAGGAATCGCCTATTGGCTTGGATGAAGTCGGACGCTGCGATGCGGCGGGTCTTTGCAGAATCATCCACGTTGATGTTTCCGTCGCGTACGTATGTTGCAGTATCCCATTTTGTTGAATCAGCTAGTCCAGTTGAACCAGTCATGATCTTGAGATTTTCAAGCGTGAATACATTCCTACAGAATTTATCAGAATCTAACTCACCGTTCTCTGCGGTTGCCGGCGTCCCAGCGTTATCACCAACAACGAAGTTCTGTTGAGTTTCTGAAAAATCTGGGTAGTATTTTGCAAAGCTAAGCAATGACTTATCCTGCAAAACGCTAGCATTTGGTGTCGTCAAACTTGTCACGTGTTCAAATCGCGTTCCCCAATAGAGCAACGGATTTACAGAAAGCTTAACGCCAGAACCTTGAGTAATGTTCTTTCGCAAAGGCAATGGCGCTTCGATAACTCTCTTTAGAACGTTAGAAGCACCAACAGATGACGTGATCTGTGATAATGACGATGAAACAACTGGGCTAGACAATGGCATTGTGCCAGACGTGATTAGATGTTGAATACCGCGAACGCCGAATGGCAATGCAGTAGCATCGACAGTTTCATTATCAACATCACCTGAAACCTCAACTCGAACTAAATTCGATCGATTTGGGTAGTTTCCATCGATGATTAACTTTTGTCCAGCCTCTGACTGATCAAAATTAAAGAATACGTGAGCATCGCCGATGACCTTTGCAATGTAACGATCTGAATTTGGGTCAAGGTTCAAACCTCTCCACTGTTCAAGCGCGCGGATTGAGCTATCTTGATCATTCCAATCACGAATGATCAAGTCAAAGCTACCATAACGATTCGCTGGATCAGTTGAAGGTGAGATGTTTTCAATCGATAATTTGTAATTTGTGACAACATTAGCGCCGGCGTCAAGTGCATGCAATCTAAACAAATTCGTTGCAACACCACCGAAGCGCTGTGATATGACCCATGGTGAAAAACCATGTGCGTACCTATCAGTCCAAGCTTCGTAATTTGGAATAACTGAATTTCCAACGTTGCGAGCTAATGCTCCACTCGTTAAGAACGCAGCTGATTCAGCTCCTACGCGAGGTGCAGTTGAAGCGCCAGAACCTGATAGAATCGAAACTAATCCAGAACCTGTCACTGTTGCTGTTGACGGGTGAATATCCCAATGTGAGTACAGGTAATGACCTGCCTGTTGGACTTTCAAAGGATCCTTATTCAAAACGTTCGCAAAATAATTTGGAGACGTCATGTCAAACGAAGCAGTAATCACGTTTGGATAAAGTGGATCAGTTCCTTGATGACCATTAAGCAAAAGAACGAAGTCTTGCTTGGCGACTAAACCATCCATTAACACGACTGCCCCAATTGCCTGTCCTTGTGAACTCTGTTCAGTTGCCAAAAGGTTACTAACTGGTGCCGACGACGAAGTAACCGATGAAGACAGGCGGAGAATGACACCCGAAGGGGCCATCATAATTCCGCGAATGATTGGAACAGCAGTATTAACACCAGGCGTGATACTTCCCTGACCTTGTAATCCAGCCTCGGAAAACACTGTCGAGCCGGCTGACTCTGACATGAAGGCCCCGAGGAAGAACGTTCGTCCTGCAACGCTATTACTTCCTGATACAGCGTATGGATTTCCAAACAAAGTACCATCGCCAGATCGAGGTTGGTTTTCGCCAACTGTAAATCCAGCACTCGTTACAGATCCATCCTCTGCACGGCGCTTACCATCACCAACTCCAAGTACACGAAGGTACGTTACTGCGCCGGCGTTTCGAAGCCACTCAGTGACTGCTAAAGGCCCAAACTTCTTTCCGTCAGTAAGACCAAACTTAGCGTAAAAGTCGCTAAGTAAACCAACAGTCACTGGGACGAATGCCGGCCCTTGTTTTGCGGTGCCAATAACACCTGCTGGGATCCCAACGGGTTCCTGTGCGACCGGACCAGAAAGGTCAATTTCCTTTGCTGAAACCCCTGCGCTTCCGAATTTTAGCTGTGCCAACGTAGTTCTCCTGCGATAGGTATTGTGACGCTAACGTACTCTTGGGCCAAATCACCCCAAGTTACGAGTAAACAAAGGCGATGTGACAATTTTATATCACATCGCCTTTTCGTTTGATTCATGATTTTATCAGACGAATTCTACGCCTGATGCTGTGATTATGAAATCAAGCGCAATGAATTCGATTGTCTTTGTTGGAACAATGACGATACGACCGTTAAGCTTGTTCAAATCAATATCTTCTTGTGTATTGTTCGTTTCGTTACATACAACCTCAAACCGCTCAATACCTGACTGGGCTTGAATCAAACCCAATTGTTGCACACTATCGGAAACGAACTTATTGCGAACGGCAAGTGTATTGTTTTCAAAGACCATTAGGTTTGCGATTCCAATGATGATCCTTTTAACCTCTAACAATAGCCTTCTAACGTTAACACGATCCAATGATGATTTTGCGATTTGAAGCGTCTTCTGCCCATAGATCACATAACCTAATTTAGGAAATGTTGCGATTGGGTTAATTCTTGAATCATAAAGACGGTCGCGATCAGTTACGTTTAGACGAACTTCAACGTTTGTCACGAAATCAAGTGCAGCTCTATTGAATCCTGCCGGAGCAAACCAAGGATATGATACTCGGTCGTTATAGGCTAATGCACCCATTGCTGCGACTGAACTTGGAACCTTAAGTCGACGCTTGTTTGAAAGATCATCAATGAATACGTTTGGAAAGTAACAACCAGTGAAGTTGTTATCAACCGCCCGAGCGTCCAAAGCTGATGCAGATTTATCAACGTCTGGTCGAGTGACCGAATCATCATACAACCGCGTTGCTTCATCATCGTAAGAAGCAATGTCCATGACATAAAATGCTAGACCATAATCACGAACATTTTTCATTGTATAGTCAGTAATGAACGATTCCCTAATGCCTGGGATGTTCAAAATGTTAATGTTAACAACCATTGGATCTGTCATGATGTCGACCGCGGTCAAATATGACAAAACTGTTGAGTTACTCTGACCAGTACCATTTGGATTTACCAACATTCCCGGAGCAACATAACTCAATTCAGCGCCACCGCCGGCATCGAACGACGTTGATCGATCATTCAACCTTCTGGCATTGTTGTCAAGAAAGTTAACGCCGTCATAACCACCGAACATCATGTTCGTGAATTTCGTGAAAGACGAAAACTTATTGAAGTTTGCAGCAGTATCCTGTGCCAACATTGTAGCTAGTGTGATTCGCTTTCCGATCGAAGTGTTGACTGTGTAGTCTGACAAATCTAACGTTGCATTTCTGATGTATGCAGCTTCACGCATATGATCATTGATCGTACCGGTGAGGTGCGTGATGCTTGTGTTCGAAAATGCAACCTTTGCCAAAGTGAACTTATTGTTATTGAAAGTATCAGCGCCAGAACCGGTAACAAGAACATCAAGTTTCTTGATACCCATGAACTTTGTATACGATTCTAAGAGCTTGTTCTTTTCTGAGGAAAGATTTGCGTTAAGTGGAGTTGTATTTCTCTCAAACTTCACACCCCAGTGAAGCTGAGTGTTCGCTAATTCAGTCGGACCTGGTGCTCCATCAAACGCTGGTGCTGCCGGAATTTCGCCTTTGGTCACCTTGAATCTAAATGGAACTGGCGGGAGAATCGAACCTGACACTGCAGACCCAGAGCTAATGCCTAAAACACCAACAAGACGTGGTGTAGTTGAACCAGTGTCAGTGAAAGAATTGTTCGTCTTAAGAACTTCAATACCTCGGAAACCGAATGGCAGAGATTTTGCCGGGACCAAAGCACGTTCAACAGCATCAGACATAGTCACGCGAACTAGCTTTGAATTGTTCGCATATTTTCCAGTTGCAATAACTCGTCGTTCAGTCGTCAACGATGAATCAAAGTTGTAATAAACTTTTCGATCGCCGATTAACTTTGCAACGTAATTTCCTGCTAATGGATTCAAAGAACAATTTGGAAACGATTCTAAGACTAATGGATTTTGATCAGTATCATTCCAATCCCTGATATGAACAGTGAATGTTCCATGTGGTTTTGAATCGTCTAATGACGCTTTAATGTTTGTGATAGAGATCTTGTAAAGTTTGTTTGCAAACTCACCATCATCTAAAGCTTCGAGTGAGAACAAGTCATATTCCGTCGCACCGAATGGTTGCGAGATGAACATCGTAGTCTTTGGGGTTTGATAACGTGTATCAAACGCACCAAAAGCCTGACGCATGATCAACGTTGAATCACCTGAAGTGTTGCTAGTAGCCGTTGAACCTGAAAGAATTGCAACAACAGTAGGTGTTGCAATCTCATCGTCTACTGCAAAGTCACCATAAAGAACATGTTGTTCCTGTACGAAACGATCCGGATCAGTGTTCAACACCTTAGCGAAATAGTCAGCATCTGTTGGATTTAGAGACGCCGTGAAAACACGAACACCAGGATTTCCATCAGTGTTAACGAATCCATTACCTAATGTTGAAGAGATAACAAGTTTAAACTTTCCATTCACCAACGTTGCAAGGTCATCTGGACCGGTCGCTGTAAAAGCTCCAACTGCTGATTCATTTCCATCAAGAACCATCATTCGCGAACCTGATGCCATGAACACCATGCCACGAACGAGGTTAGCAAACCCGCCTGAGAAGCTATTGTTGTCTGTAAACATCGGATTACCAGATGCTTCAGCAGTTTGCAACATGTGTCGAGCTGTGATGAATTGAACGGCGCCGTTATGACGACCACGATTATCGTGGCTAGCAACTGTTCCATCTAATCTAAATCCGGCGTTCTTTACGCGGCCGGTTTGAACTGTCGTTGCAATTTCTGCATCTGTGCTATTTGCACCCGCGCCAAGAACGCGAATGAATGTTAGTGCGGCTTTGTGTTTAAGAAATTCATTGACAGCGTATGGACCAAATCGTTTTGGATCTAGATCACCAAACGTTGCCTTAAATTCATCAAAATTAGCAATCGTGACTGGCACGAAAGCTGGACCTTTATTCGCTGTGCTGATAACGCCAGCGGGCGTTCCAACAGGACCCCTAGTCTGAGGTGCAGATAAATCGATCTCTCGTTCAAAAAAATTCGGTGACCTAAATGTCTGTTCCGGCATTACCGTGCTCCTAAGCGCATATTGCGTTAGCAATAACTATCCGGCGCGTAGATGAAAACTCGAGCGATCAGCGGCAAGTAAGTATCGTGTTAGATCATTCGTCGATGATAATGGTCAAACCACTGAGATCTGTACCGGCAGCAAACACTGTTTCACCCGAGTGTCGGTTTGTTGCGACAACTCTAGCTAAACGTGTCTGCTGTTGACCGTCATTACCAACACCAATAAATTTTTTGAATCGTCCTGGTTTTCGTCCACGAGGTAATGCTAGTAGCGCAGGGTCATGTTCTGAATCTATGCCTGAATACAATTGCGTGCCTCCAACGTTTCTCTGATCACGCCTTCTAGATTTGCCATCTGCTAAAGGTAATGTTGGATCATCAGCACCAAGAAACGGATCATTAATTCCACGTTCATCTAACATTTCTGAATCATCACCAAGGCTAACATCAAACGAAACAGATGGAGAAGACACATAACGTTTAATTGGTAACGGCGCGCCCGGAATAGATGATGCCATGATGTATGCCGGCACTTTCACAGTGAACCTATATTTGATCATGCGCTCTTCAGACGACATGTCATCAGCATTATTTTCAGCACTAAATGTATTGTTATCGACAGTCGCGACGAACCAATAACCCTTTGGCGTTTCAATTCGCCACGCGTTCCCCTGTGGTAAAAACGATGCCATTGCCAGTTCAATCATCTGTGACATTTGAACAGTATACTGTGCCCAAAATGTTACATCATACATCGCAGTGTAAAATTGTGGTGCAGGAATAACTAGCGTTTCGTATATGTTATTTTTTCGATTTGAGGCTAGTAATCCACCATCTATAACCGTCGGATCATTCGCTAACTGCCCAATCAAACGATCAGTCACGAGATTGTTGTTCTCATTAGCTGTAGTTGGTGACACGGCAAGATTGGTCTGATCACCTAATAACAAACGATTGATTAACCTCTGATATGATCGATCTGAATTGTTTAAACGGCGCTGGATAGTGATCTCGCCAGTTTGCTGATTAATACCACGACCGGTTATGTCATCATTAGCTGATTGTTGAATCGTCGTTCGAACTACAGTTATAAGCGGAAGAATAAGCAGTCCATTTTTATCCCTAAGACCTTTTTTTCGCTTAGCTAATGCCCACTTTTCGCCGGCGGCGAAGATAACTGGAACAATTCTTATTTCTTTACGATTAGAATCAGACGTACTAACTTGAAATCGTATTTGTTTATCAAACAAATTAAACAGTGCAATATCTGCATCTTCAATGCCAACTGATGGAATTGTTAAGCCGAGAGTGTCAACATCACCATCATATCCTGTCGATAGACCTGATATGCCAAAACGCTGTGAACTTCGGTCGTTAAATCGTGTTGCCATCATTCATCCGAGTAAAAACTAGACGCGTGATGACTGTTATCATCAACAGCACCAAGTTCAGAAATTTCTTTTGGACCGGTTAAAGGTCTCTCTAGAACGTTTGCCTTCACAAGATCTCTAACATCGCCAGTTAAACCTTCGTTATTTTCTGATTCACCCCTTTGTTGATTGAACGTTTTTTGTACTGCGCCCTCATCTGTAAATGAGATATCAGTAGGTCCTAAGATCGCTGTTTTAAACTGACCTTCACGTGCCTTTGTTCCAGTGATCTTGATTCCGTCTTTATGTTCCGGTAACCCATAGATGTTTCGCAAAAGAGCTTCTTCAGTCACTTCATAAAACACGCTGCTAAATGAAAAGAAATCACCGATACTAAGTTTGATTCCTTTTTCTACAAGATCTCGATATTGAACAAACACCTCAATTTTGAGTCTTTCATCGACACCAAAAGCGCTAATTTTTGTATCTTCTTGAATATTCGCATCGACTAGCGCATCTATGATGATTGGATTATCGAACACCTTTTCCATTGATTCATCATAAATCCCATGCGTTTGCGTTTTGATCTCAGAAATCGGATAATAATAGATCTTTTGACCAACGACATCCTTTATTAGTTCTTTGGTAATGTCACTAAAGAAGTTCAATTCACGTGGTGTAATAAAAAGTCTAGACATGTAATTCTTTCAATAATCAACCCACAATTATTGCTTTGCCTATTGGAAACGGAATTAGTTTAAGTTGCGATTGAAGCGATTGTGCTAACGAAACTTGTGATTCCATCAATGCTTGGTTCGTTAACTTAGCCAACCACTCCTTCATTTGATCTCGTAACCTAACTTGATCATCACGACCGTCTGTCCTTAACGCTTCACCATTCAATTGAAGATCTGCATTGGGAATTGGAATCGATTGAAACTTGCTACGAATCAATCCTAAGATTTCTTTTGCTAATGCAAATGTATATTGTCGTATCCATTGTCGACCGGGCTGAGTTATGGTTGAATATGGGAGATTGTTTAATGGAACGTTGCTTGGTCCAGATATCCCGTATAGTGAACTGTCTCCACTAGATCCAGATAGCGATAACGTTCCACCAATATTACTCGCAAGAGGATTATTCGGCTTCAAATAAGCCCGCAAATACAATCTGTTAGGTTGATTAGATGACATTAAAGGAATGGGAAAGATCCTCAGTTTACTACCGAGGATCTCATAACTGTACTGTGATCTTCGAACTCTTGTTGCCGTTTCTAACATTCCGCGGCGGAGGATGTCTTCAAAGACTGGCAATACGTAAAACACAGTGCTATTGACGTATGATTCGTAATTGAAATTCGTTGCTAAAAAGTTAGTCATGTTAGACGCGTTCAACAATGAAGATTGTCCCGCGCTAGGTTCAAAATGATACACTTCAACGATTCTCATCTTACCACGAGAACCTGACGGAACTGACAACCAGAGATTGCTTCCACTCACGGCATCTTTAACGCTAGCATAAATATCGTAATCTTGAACGCCTGGAATCAAGTCAATATAGCCGAGTTGAGCATCATAGTTTCCACCCATAAATGCCTCGGTTGCGTACGGCTGGGCTAGTCTCACTAAAAATTCAAGAGATTGCTGCGGATAAATGTTTGTCAGATCTGTTGATCCGGTTGGCAAACCAAGAACGTTGATGAGTTCTGATTGAATTTTCATCTCATGAACGAGCCGACTGTATTCACAGCAAGCTTCTTCAAAACAGGACCATATCTCTTTTTTTGTGAGTTCAACTGATAATACGTCGTCGCCGAGCTTTCGCTTGACAAACGTCACCATACCATCAGCTTCTGTCTGAAACTGCGTATCAGAATCGAAAAAACCGAACGGGGTCGGCTGAATGGTTTGTACGAAAGTCGGCACGTTGATAACTATCGTCGTTAGGTATTGTCAACGCAACAATCATCTAATTCGAGTTAATCAAAACAATGAAATACACAAAATGGGATGAACTTGTTCTCAAAATCAATGATCATTTTGGGTACAAAGATAAGGTTGTCTTAAGCCTTAAGGTTATGATCATTGGAATCGATAATGATACACGATCATTATGGACACAATATCTTTGCTACGTTCCATCTTACGTTAGCCTTCCATTTGGTTTCTCTGTCTTTAAAATTAACGCATACCATGCTCAACATTTTGACATAGATAACAAATTTATTGGTGATCGTGGATGTTTTATTGACGATGAAACGCCTATATTTTCTCGCATCGCAACAATTAAAGGTGCTAAATGCTCACGCTGCAAAGAATTTTTTGCAGGGATTGAAGATATTGAAGGTTATGCGTGCCGCGCATGCCGCGAAAACCCGTGGCGTTAACGCTTTTTCTGTTGTGATCGAATGAATGATTGAGCAGTTGCAATAATTTGATCTTCATTTAATTCACTAATCTGTGGATGAGAATCATGTTCTTGTAACGAACGGAACGTTTGTTCGTGTTTCTGGATTACAGTTTTAGCAATTTGCCTGACTGATTCAACATGTGAAACAGAACGTTGCACAGGTTTGATTGGATTTACTGAAGTCGCAGTGACGGAAATTTCCGGAACTGGCTTTTTGATTGGCATCACAGCTTCTGCAACGACTCTAACTTTTTTCTTCAAGTTAACGTCAAATTCAACCGGCGCGAAGTAACGATTTTCAACAAGAACCTCAATACGTGCACGGTACGTGCCTTCTTGAAGTCTTCCTTTCATTGAAGGCATATTGAACTGCAACACATCGCGCACATCAGTCTGACGACCCATAACCAAGAACGAAAGATCGTTTGATTCACAAACTAACCTCACTTTTGAAGGTGAAGGATCAGTTCCTTCAACGACAACTTTAAAAAGGAACTCGTGAGGTTCATCGATATCAATGTCAATGGTTTCTAGGCTCATCGTCTTGTCTTAAGTATCACGTTTCATAACGTGTGATCATGATCTTGATATCCCTATCGTCTAAACACACGTTTGTCTCGAGGTGTTCAACAATAGTTCGAATTGATGAATCATCAAGTCTTACTCGAATCGTTCCTTGAATCTTTTTCTTAGGTTCACGCCCGTCAACTTCGATGAGTTTAGCAGAGATAACGATCTCTCTTATTTCATCAAGAAGTTCTCTTGGTTTTCCATTCCCACGAAGTTTAAACTGTCGTACTGCTTCATCGACCTGATCAAGTACCGCGCGAGGGATC